GTTAGCCATTTTAAATCTATGTTGTGCGGCTGTGCCGCACAACAACTACGATTAGTTTTTTTTTCTAAATCAACACTAAGCCATGTAAATTTTTCGCTACAAAAATAATTTGACATTAGTAATCATCTTCTTTGTTGTAGTTGTCCTCGTCATCAAACTCTTCTTCTTCCTCTTCTGCATAGTCCTTGTCATTGTCAAGATATGCGGTCAGGGCTTTCTTGATGTCTGAATCACCTTTGAAGGCTTCCCGGATTTCTTCAACATCATGGTCATGATCAATCAGGATAGACACAATGCTTTCGGCAGCATCTATACGATCTACCACGTTGACATATCTTTTTAGTTCGCCCCAAATTTCGCTTGCTACTTCTGCTGACATTTTATTCCTCCGTTGCGTCGGCTGTACTTACCTCAGTTTTGATGTTCTTGAAGTCTGTCATCACCTTGTCCAAGCAACCATCATCGTTCTTTTCCCATGCTTTGCGGAACTTCTTGATAATCTCGCCGTCACTGGTGGTAAACACCAGGCTGTTGCCTTCGCGTTTGAGCATTTCTTTTTTCTCAATCAAGTCCACTAGACCACTATAAGGGCTCATGCCTGTGGTGTAAGGAATCTTGACCTGTACGCCTTCAAAGGGTTTGGCATAGCGGGTTTTCATAACTTTACAGCCTGCACGAATACCGTTGACGTCACTCACTTTGTTGCCGTCCTCGTCCTCTTTCAGCTTCATCTTCTTCATGGCCACAACAATTGAACTGGCGTAAATGAAACCTTGACCGCCAGAGATTTTATCATCGGGGTCAAACATATCCTGGCTTGCGTAGGTGTGGTTGGTACAAACCAAGCCTACATTGTATGAGCCAAACATGTTCACACAGTTACGCACCAGGGCAGTGAGAGCTTTGGGTTTACGACCCAGGTCACCCTTCATTTCACCAGCATCAAACTGGTTGACGTCTGTGGGAGTCAACAACATGCCCAAGCTGTCAATAACAAACATGACCTTGGGACGTTCTCCTTCAGGCAGGGCTTTGTAGTCGCTCATGAATGTACTAATGGTCTTGGCCACATCATCAATCATAGCCATACTCAGTTTCAGCAGTTTGCTTTCACTAGTGTCCACACCCAATGCTTTGAGCCAGTCCTCGTCCAGTGCATTCTCTGAATCAATTAACACCACAAAGATACCTTGTTCTTGTGCGTTTTTCACAATGTTGCCTGAGCAGATGTAGCTCTTGCCTGCGCCTGAGTCGCCAGCAAACACTGTGACCTTGCCTAAGGGAATACCGCGATTGAAATCACCTGAGATCAAGTAGTTCAATGCGTAGTTACCTGTTGAGATCCAGTCTGTGGGATCGTTAAATCCGATTGACAATCCGTCAATACTTTTTGTAATTTCCTTGCGGAACTTGCTTACGTCAAATGGTTTTCCCATACTTCATGCTTTCTAAAAAATTTATTACGGTATTTGCAATTTTTGCATGTCCGTCTTGCAATGGATGCCCTGAGTCTATTACACAATCTTGAATTATTGATTGATAGGATTCGGTTGCGATAAATTTAGTCCAATTGACATTAGATTCTAACATTTTAATTGTTTTAAACTTATCTTCTATCCTCTCATCATCTAAGTTATCAAACACCGCTATATTAAACTTGAGAATATCTTTGAATTCATTCATTGAGATGTCACGATACAAGTTATCAGAAAACGTGTCTAAGAAAAAACAAGGCACGTTTTTGGTTGCTGATAATGATTGTAAAGATATAATCTGAGTTAACATGTCATTGTAATTTTTGTATCCATTAAAAAACAATTTAAATGCTTGCTCCGAGTCTGTATGCCCGGGTAGATGTTGATATATTTGTCCTGGTTTTGGACCAAATGTTGCACCAGATTCAAAACGTGTCCAAGATGTTAAAAATACTAGCACTAAATCAACTTCTTCTAATAGACCATTAAATGCTTTCCGGTAAATTCGATAGTTGCTAGATCCTGCACGTGATTTATCTATTAATTCAAAACCAAAATAATCTGACACTAGGCTAGGCCATCCAAACTTTCGATGACCTAGCCGTTCTTCCAATGGCCAGCAGCTAGTCCAACTATCGCCGCTGACTAATAGTTTGGCCATTAATTACTTGGCTTGACGGCTACGGATCATGGCCAGGATATCCTGGGCATTTTGACCACTGGCTGCGGGCTTGGCCACTGGTGCGGCTGCTGTAGGTGTGTCGTCTTCGTCAAAGTCACTTGCGGGTGCAGGTGCGGTCACTTTGAGTGCAGGCTTGGCCGCTGCTGCAGGAGTGTCTTCATCCGCATGTGCGGCTCCGGCACCACCTGGTGCTTGTACACCTGCAGGACGGAAGTACTGACCCCAACGCTCTGTGTCGTAAGGTTGTCCATCCACTGAGGCTTCAAACATCTCTTTGATGACCCGGAGTTCAACATCACCTGGCTTCTTGGGCAGGAATGTGCTCAAGTCAAATGCACCATGTGTGGCAATTGCAGCCTGCTCAGCTTCGGTCAATGCTGATTCCTTACGTGCCCATTTGGATGTCGAGTAGTCAGCATATCCACCTTTGCTGGTCTTGGTGATACGGAAGTCCAAGCCACGCAGGGTGTCTGTGGGCATTTCTTCCAGTTCAGGGTCCATCAATGCGCCCTTGATGGTGGCAAAGATTTGTGGTCCGATGATGAAACGTCGGATGGGATTCTCCGGAGTCTTGTCTTCGCTAAGTGGGTTTTCACGCACAAAGCCTTGAAAGATGTATGAGCGTTTCTTCCAGTACTTGCGACCCATTTCTTCAAGGCTCTTGTCCTTGAACCAGGTGCGCACTTCTGCCAAGATAGGACATGCTTCGCCCCACATTTCCACACAAGGTACTTGCACGTACACTTGTTTGCTATCTCCTTCGCCTCGGATGCCAGCGAAAGGCAAACGAATCATTGCTCGTTCTTGCCAGAAAAATGTGTTTTTTGTATTTGCATCGGGAAGGAATCGCAGTGTGGTACTTTGTCCTTCTTCCATGTTCCAATGTGGATAAATTGAATTGTCTCCACCGGTGGATTGCCCACCTTTGTTGCCCTCTGCTGCCTGTAGTCTTGCTCTGATTTCTGCTAATGATGCCATAGTTTTTTCTCCTTGATAAGTTGCCTATGTTATGTTGCCTATCTAAATGTTTAGATCTTAGTTGCCTGTGACTCACAAACAAAAAAGCGCAAACACTGTAGTAGTATATGCGCTTTTTGTCTACGTGTCAAGAGTATTTATATCATCTGAGCAAAGCCAATGATTTTATTCTTGCCAGAAGTGCATCGCCTTCTTGGATATCAGTTTCTTTGCCTTCATAGTATGAACCGGTCATTGCACTGTTGCTGTTGATTGGGTCTTGCGGTGCTTGTGCTTCGCCCATGCTGTAAGGCATGCCCACTGCGCCGCCATCTTCTTCCATGCTGCCACATTCCATTAAGCCATGTTCTGGGCAGTAGGAGCCTTCAGCAGTCATGTTGCAGGATCCTTCAATTAGTCCTGATCCACCTTTGGTCATTTCTTGACCGGCGGTTGAACCCACAGCCGCACCTACTGGTCCGCCCAGCATGCCACCCAAAGCAGCACCGCCAACTGTGCCAAGTACTCCTTCATCAATGCCAAGATCATCAGCTAATCGACTACTTATCCATTGATTTGCGGTGCCATCTTTGGCGTTTCGTACGCGGTATGGCATTGCACCATGTTGGTCATAATAATCAAACAGTGCATCATACAAGTCCGAATCTAGGTCACTGCCTTGTCGGAACTGTTCAACTTCATGACGGAAACGGTCCAACAAATGGTCCCAGGTGTTTCTTGTGTCATCTTTGAGTACACCTTCTTTGATGGGCACGCCAGCGTACTTGAGCATTTCAGCCAATTCACGATCTTCTACAAATGTAGACATGTTGTCGCCTTCTGCTACACCTTGCTGCTTATGTCGAGCAAGTGCTTGTTGTTCTTTTTTACCTTTGTACCAATCAGCAGCCTTTTCAATGCCTTTACCAATTACGCCGCCAATGGCAGCACCACCTGCAGCGGCCATTGTACCAGCCATTGGGTGACTGGCCAACTGATTCAATGTGTCAATATCAATTTCATCTAACTGATCTTCTTTGACTTCAGGTGCTGTGTCTTGAGGCACATCAGCAGGTTCTGCCGCAGTGCTTTGAGGAGTTTGAACGCCCAGTTCGGCCAGTCTGCGTTGTACATCTGAATCGTCCCAGATGTTGGCACGACCTTCTGACCGGTCAGCCAAGTCGTTGAGAATATCAAACAGTTCGTCATCGCCCACAATGTCATACAACAGTTCAGTGGCGTTGGTGGCGTCAGGGCCAACAATCAATTCACCACTCATCAGCTGGTTGAGTTTTTCCATTTGCTCAGGAGTTTCTGGCAATGCCCAGGTGCCTTCGCTGAGGTTGTTGATCCAGTTTTCAAATATTTGCGCTTCTTTCATGTTCATTCCTTGTTGTTGTATCTTGGCCAATGTGGGCAAGGCAGCTTCAATTCTAGCATCCAGTGTTTGTTCCACAAACAGGTTGCGTAGATTTTCTACCAGACTCTCTGCTTCACCCGTTTGGTCAGGAGCCCAGCTTTCAAAGTATGCTTGATAGCCGCGAGTGCTGCCAAGATGCTTGACGGTTTCTTGGAGGTTGTGATAGTATTGTCTGGCACTTTCCACCAGTTCTTGTGTGACACCTTCGTACACACGATGGTGTTGGGCACGATTGAATCGACTCAGCACAGCCATCTCACTCACAACTTCAGTGATATGATTGCCACGTACATCATATGGGCGACCGCCTTGTCGCACATGTTCCAACATGGCTCTACCACCTGCCAAACTCTTGAATGGCAGTCTAAATCGTTCTTGGTCAGCTGTTTCAATAAACAAACTTTCCACATAGCGATAACGCTTGTCATCTTCGCCCAGAGTGCGATTGTGATTGATCACCAGTCTGGCTTGAGTTTGTTCGCCCATGTAGCTGACTCGTCGACTGCCATAATAGCCTTCAAACAGGCCTTCTTTGATGGCAGCAATGCCGGCCAGTGTGTGTTTGAGCTGATTGATGTCTCGAGGACTCCATGTTGCTGAATGACTGGCAGCTTTGTTGCTGAGCTGTTCCAGAAAGCCAAACCATTCGTCTTTGTCTTCGGGATCCATACCCCTGCCCAGGTTGTCGCCGTAGAACAAGTTGAGTTCGTCATCCGCAACAACAATCACAGCAGTGCCGTAATTTTTACCTGAACTTGAAACATAGTCAAATTTCATGGTTTTGGCGTCGCCAGCTTCACTGGGCTGGCCTTGAGCGTCAAAGTATTCTGGGTCAAAATTGCGTGTGACCAAGAAATCTGCTAGATCTTGAGGTAATGCTTCCATTGTCATAGTTGAGTATTTAGCGCAGCATTGATATGAACGGCATTGGCTCAATCACGTTATCGCCGTGATCTTTCATTTGGGTGTCTAATTCTGCATGATAGGTTTGCAGCATCATTAGCATGCGCACTATCAACAGCGAGCTCATCACAAGATCGTCAGTTTCCCCCGGTTTAGCAGCATAACTGCCACCATTGGCCACAAAAGTTTTGAGTTCAGATATAAGTGGTCTGCTGTACAGTCGCATACGCCCAGATTCCACAAGAATTTTAAACTTGTTGCAAGCAGTAAGTTTGGCTTTGTTTGTGGTGTTGAAACCTTTCCGAAATTTACGTGTGCTGCCTGTCACTGAGTTGTCGCTTAAGAAGTAGCCTCGGATATTTTCTTCTCCGTACTCGTTTATTGAAATCAGCGCAGCTTCACCTATGGTGTTGTTTTCGATACTGTAATAAATCTTTTTATCATCTTTTGTAACTTCGTATAGTTGATTTACAATTTCAGCTAGGAGTTTTACTTGCGTGGGAATATCAGTTTTGTTGTGTCTCCATTCGGCCACTTGTTCTGTGGTTTCTGCTTCAAACACTTGTATGGCTGCGGGATCACCACCTGTGCCCAGGCTGGGATCCAAGGCCACAATGTATATTTTGTCTCGGCTGGGCTTTTTGTACCAACGAACTTGTCCTGTGCGACTGGTGGGCTCTATACCTTCCAAGTCTATTAATTTGGTAGGGGCAATTAGTGTTTCGTCGTTGATAACAAATTCACATTCCATTTCTCTGCGAAAACGATCCTCACCTAATTGTGCTAACTGCTCCAATCCCCATTGCTCATCTCTGTCAGGATGTTCTCGCCAGTTGCTTCTAAACGCACGAAATCCATTGATGCCCAGTTCTGTGGTGTTGCCATGTTCGTCCATGGTCTTGTTGGCACCTTTCCACAGATATGCAAACTGATCTTCGTCAGAGTTTGGTGTTGATGTAATAATAGCCTTACCACCAGTGGCCAAGGTAGGGCTAATAGAAGTCCAAAACTCTCGAGCAATAGTGGGTCGCACAAATGCAAATTCGTCAGCATACAAGAGTGAGATACTCATACCCCGGCCAGTTGTTTCAGTTGTGGTCTGTGCCACAATACGACTGCCATTTTCAAATTCCAAACTGTTTTTGTTGTAACTGGTGGCACCTGCACGTATATGATTGGGACACAGTTCATATGCATACCGAATACGTTGCATGATCTCCTGCGCACCTGTGTATTTGTGTGCGGCAACTAAAATAGTTGAATCTGGCACAAACATTGCATACCACAGCAAGTAACCAGCTGCCGAGGTTGACTTGCCGGTTTGTCGAGGCATTAGTGATATTGAATATCTGTAGTTGTGATAGGTTTCGATCAGTCTGGTTTGATACTCAAACGGATGATACAGCATCTTGCCACGTGTGGGATGCTGAATGTAGAAAAAGTGGTCTAAGAAATATAGCGGGCCTGTTACGGGGTCGGCACATGCAGCAAACTCTATGAGTTCATCTTCAGTGAATACTTCTTTGCGGTGTGGTGCTTTGACCAAGACTGTTTCTAAATTTTTATTTGGCGGCAAAATCATTTATAATTCTTTCTGCAAATAGCTCATGCCCAAGCGGGCCAGCATGCATGCGATCTCTAGCATACTCAACTTCTTCACGGCTTTTGGCAAACCAATCATGTGCGTTGTATGTCAAACAACGTATGCCTAACCTAGCACACAATCCTTCTACTGCCAAGCGATTACGTGCATTATTTAAGTCCGCATTGCGATCATGCAAAAACCAAGTCTTGATAAAATTGTCAGCATCTGCGCCACTGATTTCGCTAGCAGGCATGTAAGTATCATGTTTGTTGCTGTTGTCTTCATTGATCAAATCAAACCGATGTTTAGGCGGGGCAGCCATTACCACCAACTGTGGTTTTAACACTGGCACCCAGTATTCAGCCAGCATAAAACAGGTGTCTGCACTGGTGCCTCCCCAGGCAAGATTGTAATTTTTTAGCCCCAATGATTGTGAGACCAAATGACTCCAGGTAGATTGGTCAGGCAATCCAAGACCAATGGTATAACTACATCCCAATGAAACAACACTGGGCGCATGCGGATCAAACTCTTCTGATCTAAATCCCTCACTGTTAATACGATAAGTTATGGCATCTGGTTCGAGCCAGCCTTTGTTGCGAAAATATTCTCGATACTCTTCAACCTGCACAAGACGTTGGAAACTTTCTTCAGTGTCGGTGGGCATCCATTTCAGTGTCTGACCAGCAGACTTTGTACCAAAATGCCAGGGTGGGGTATTATTCATTGCGGTGTTATCCATGTGTATGAAGTTACTCTATAAAAATCTAACGGCGTAAGCATAGCATGCCAAAGCAGTTGTCTATAACCCGCTGCATCCGCTTGGTTGATCATAATGTAGCCGGCATTGGGTTGTTCAGGAGTTTGGTAACGCAAGGTTGCAGGATCCTTGTGCCAATAAAAAGCAGTACCTGGTCCGTGCCAGGTCAAGTGCATGCTGCCCGGCATTTCTCCATCAGTGTGCATACTGCATGTGAACCCTGGCTCATCCAGCCACCAGGCTGTGCCTGAGTAAGGATGTAGTTGTCTACCTATACATTGTTCTATTGTTGTCCATTGGCTATTGAGTTCACTGTGCCATTGATCAATCCAAGGTATGGCAGTGTCTGCGATGCGTCTACGTGCCCAATTTTCCTGTCCTTCTTGCCGTTGCCAAGGCAACTCTGCCCAGTCGGTTGCTAACACTTGTGCAGCCAACTCTGCACTCACAGCATGTTCCACACGGAACAAATTGTTTTCTGTATCAACCGGTGTCACAAGCACGATTGAATCTCCGGCCACAGTCGTTCAAACTCACCTGCAGTGTCTGAGTGATATTGTTGTTCTATTTGTGCTGTATGCTCACGCAGTTTGGCTCTTAGGTCTTGTTTTGATTGCAAGTTCTGCAACACTGTTTCAAAGAATTGTTGCTCTGCTGGCAAACAAATGTTGTGAGACAACAATTTTTTGATTTCATCTTGTGCCAATGCCACAACATCAGCACCTAGATTACTGGGGTCAAGGCAGTCGGGTTGATACAGGCTTTGCCAGTGTATGGTCAGGCCACGCT